GATTTCGTATTGATTCACACGGTCTCCGAAGACCAAACGGGTGTCGTTGTAACTGAGCGCAGCGTCTTCCTGCTTCAGCATGGTGACATAGGCTGTCACCTCCTGGAGGATCCGGTAGAGGATTTTCTTGGTGTCGGTGGTCTCGGTGAGGTCCTGGAGCTGAACAGGAACGATACCTATGCAGACCCAGTGGTCGTCGAGTTGGAAGTCCTGCCCGGTGAGCAGCTCGAGGTTCTCGTCGTTCATGCTGACGGCCTCACTGAGGCTGCAGTCGCTGATGGACTCCACGATGAACGTCATCTGACGGAGCTGGCCTTCCTTGTCAAGCCTCTCTCCCTCCCGGATGGAATGCACCTCCACACGGGGGTATCCTGCGGTCCCTCCGGTGTTAACACCCTCCCTGGCCAGACGGTCAAGGATGGCGCCGGTCATCGGGCGATAAGCACTCACCTGATGCTTGGGCTTCCACTGGAATATGCTGGAGAAGATGCTCATTGTATCTTTCGGTTAATGGCGTCCTTTATAGCCTGGACGAGTCGGCTTTTGTTCTTGTCTATGGCCGGAGCAAAGAACGGATGGGGGCTTGTTCCGGACTTGGCTATCTTGACGGCCATCGCCCATCCGATAGCCCGTGCTGCTTTCCTGTCTCCGATGTGGAACTTCTTGTAGGCCCACTGGGCCAGCTCGTCAGGGGGAGGCATCCGTCCTGCCCGTCTTCCGTACTCGACAAAGTAGGCATAGCCGCTTTGCCTGTTCTGGGTGTCAAAGAATCCTGCATCGATGGTCTCCTCGTCTACCTTCTGGACCTTGCCGCTTTGGCGGAGAAGGCCGGTGACTACGGAGCCGTTATCCCGGAGGTTGACCTGCGCATCTGCTATGATGTTCAGTGCTGCTCTCTGCAGTCCCTCCATCGCTCCCCGGCGGACGTCCTCCTCAGTCTTGTCGAAGGCTTTCAGCAGCTTGTCAAGGCCTTCAACTCCCAAGGGGCCGGCCATCAGACCCGAGGATTGTCGACCTGGTACCAGCCGCTGATGCGGAGGTAACGGCCGCGGTTGTCTACGTCTTCAGGCGTAGGGAAGTGGATGTCGTGACCTCTCCAGACGATGCCATCGAAGGAGACATTGGGCTTGCGCAGCTCAATGTCCACTCCGACTACATCTGCCTGCTGGAAGGTCAGCATCGCCTTCGTAGCGGACATCTGCCGGACCGAGGCGAAGACCTCAAGGACCGCGACCGGCTTCCCGACAGCAGCGTGACCCAGCTCTACGGTTGAGGTAGTCTGGGTCAGGGTGATCTTGTCGTTAAAGCGCCGGGCTCCTTGGGTCTCTCGTCTCATGTTAAATCAGTCCGTAACAGGTTTTGAGGATGGCTGCCTGATCCTGCGGCTCAGCTCCGTCGTAGAGGGCCGTGGCATATTGCCAGACTACGGGAAGCAGCCTGTCGGCCTCGGGCTCTTTGACGGAATTGGTGTAGATGATCTTGGCGGCCTTACAAGCTCTCCGGAGGTACAGGCCATCGGGGCAAAGAATGTAGTCGACGTTTCCGCCTTCCTCGTCTTCCACTGACACGACGGCCGCCGCACCTTGGTAGAGCTTGACCCGCTCCCCGGCGGCGATGTCAGAAATGACCAGCTCGAGAGTGCACGCGAGAAGGGCCCGGTCGCTGAACTCCTGGACCTTGAGCATCGCTTGCTTGAGCAGCTTCTCAAGCATGGCGTCCTGAGCATCGTCAGGGACGCTGGCGTATTGCTTGAAGGCAGTGAGCTGGGCGGCCGTGGGCTGTCCGCTCTGCGTGACTCTCACCTGTATCATTTCTTCTTGCTTTTGGGGTTGGGCTTTTTGGCTTCGGGCTGGTCGTCCACGACCTCCTCCCACCAGCCGTTCTGGACCATCTTGGCTGTAAGACGGCTTGGGGCCAGGACCTTGATGGTCCCGGCCTCTATGCCGTCATGAGCTTTGATGACTCTGAACTTAGCCATGGTTAGACGGTGTTGGGATGGGTCTCAACCTGATTGTCGTCGTTCACGGCACCGGCGAGCTTGCCAAGGGCCTGGGCGTTGCCGCCATCGGCCAGCAGGGCTGCTACAGCGGTGTCGAGAGCCGCGATCTTGATGACGCCCTTCTTGTTGGGAGTGGCGATCTTGACCTGGGCGGCCTTGCGGAAGTACACGTCGTAGGCGTCATAGGCGCCGTTGCGGATGAACTCCAGCTCGAAGCTGTTGCCCGCGTAGATCTCTACACAGCTGCTGTCAGCCACGAGGGCCTCGGACTCGTTGGAGCCGACACCGGCGGTGTCACTGAGGCGGGTGGTGGGCAGCACGCGGAGACCACCGAGCAGGCTCTTGGCCTGGTCGAAGATGTAGTTGCCGTTGGAGTCCTTCAGGGCCTTCAGGGCAGCGTAGGTCTTCCAGGTTACCAGGGCCACGTTGGCGTTGAAGCCTTCCTTGGCGATCTGGTTGGCGGCGTCGATGAGGACATCGGCGTAGTTGGCGTCCTGCACGGCACCGGCGGCCAGTGCGGAGAATGCGGTGGCATTCGGGAAGACGCCGTAGATCTTGTTGGGATAGGTGGAGTCGTCACCGGCACCCTTGGCGATTTCCGCGTCGAGCTTGTTGTCGATCATGCGGATGCCCTCGTTGACGCAGTAGTTGTAGAGCTGCTCGAACCAGTCCTCCAACTCGGTGGAGAGCTGCATCTTGGTGGCCAGCTTGCCGAAGGCGCGGGTCTTCTCGGAGAAGGCCACGTCGGACAGGTTGGTGTTCTGAGCCAGCTCGGCTACATAGTCAACCACGGCCTGGCTGGTGGACTCAATCCAACCGAGCTTGTTGGCGGTGCGAGGACGGATGCCGAAGGCGGCGATGAAGGCGTTGGCCACAGGGACCGCAGCGTAGATGGTGGGATCCTCCGAAACACCCAGGCGGTTGTTGGGAGAGATGGAGGTGGTGCCGACAGGGTTCACGGTCTTGAGCTCGACGACGAGGTCGAACTTCTGGGCCTTGGAGGACAGGGCCTTCTCGATGTCGGCCTTCTTCTCCACGAGAGCGGCGCGGAAGGCGGTCTTGAAGTCCTGGCTCTGGAGGGCCTTCTGGGCTTCCTTCAGCTCCTTGATGGTGACAGCCTGCTCCTTGACGGAGGCATCCAGGTTGTCGATGTTGGTCTGGGCGGTCTTGAGCTCGGCCTCCTTTTCGGCGAGCTTGCCCTTCACGGCCTCGGCCTCTGCCTTAGCAGCAGCGGCTTCAGCCTTAGCGGCCTGAGCTTCGGTCTTGGCCTGCTCAGCGCTCTGGCGGATTTCTTCCGCCTTCTGTTCAAATTCAGTCATGGCTGGAATTGGTTTTTGGGTTAATTGCTTATAGGTTGGCGAGCACTCGCCGGGCAAATTCGTTGTTGATGCTCTTGCGCAGGGCCTCGAACTCCTCATTGCCGAGAGCCTCGAGGGTGCGCTTGACATCTTCGCTCTTGGCGTCCAGGAGGATGGCCTTCGGGTTGGCTGCCCTGGTCACAGGGCTGACCTCCACGATGGTGATTTCCTCCAGGATCCTGAGCTCATAGTCGTAGCCCTCACGCTTCTCGTAGTGGTACTTGTCAGCGTAGTAGCCGATGGAGAACTCGCTGATGGCACCGGCCTTGATGAGCTTCTGGACATCCATCCCGGTGGTGGTGTCGAGGATGTCAGCCTCAATCCACATACCGATGGCGTCCACACCCTTGTCGGTGATGACGCCGATGACCTCGTGGAAGTCATGCTGGTAGCAGAGCTTGATGCGGGCAGCCTCCTCTCCGGAGAGGAACTTGTCGCAGGCGCCGGGCTCAATGATGTCTCCCCAGCTGTCTACGTTGCCGAAGACACAGGCGTAGGCCTTGATGTGCAGGGTCTTGTCG